CCGTTTGGGTCATAGACTCTGTAGCTTTGACTTCCGCCTTGCAGTTGCTCAATATTTTTTGGACTGACTTCTCCGATAGGAAATATTTGTCCTCTACATTCGTTTCCAAGATGTCCAACAATGAACACCCGTTCTCTGTTTTGCGGGACGCCGAAATTCTTTGAGTTAAGCACTTGCCATTCGACACCATACCCCAACTCTGCAAGCGTGGTGATGATGGTTTTGAAAGTTCGTCCATTGTCATGAGATAACAGTCCTTTGACATTTTCCAAAAGGAACATTCTGGGTCTTTTGACTTTGAGAATCCTAGCAATATCAAAAAATAGTGTCCCTCTCGTATCCTCAAATCCACGTCTTTTACCTGCGATACTAAACGCCTGACAGGGGAATCCTCCAACGAGGAGGTCGAAGTCTTGGAGTTCTTCTGGAACAATTCTGGTTGCGTCTCCGTAGTTTTTGTGGTTTGGGAAGTGCCTTTGGTAGACTTGGATGGCGTATTTGTCGATCTCGCTGAATCCGATACACTCTGCTTTTTCATCAACCCTCCTGATACCTTCTTCAAATCCGCCAATTCCTGAGAACATACTGAAGTAACGCATATATACTGTCCGCCCCCCCCATTAGTCGGTAAACAAAATGCTTCGTTCCACTTCCAAAGAGGTCCGGAACCCCCTGACGAATACTTGAGACTTGGACGATTCGGAGATCTTGTCTGGCTGTTTAGCACCCACATTCACTCCATCTCCTTCAGACGGTCAAGAAACGTCTTTGCTCTAAGTTCAACAGCGTCCCAATCCTCACCGTATTTATGTTCCCATTGACTAGCGTAAAGACGGATGTCAATAAACTCCTGAAGCAAGGCATCAAATTCTTCAATCAACTTCTCTTTCGTAGAGTTCATAGCCTTACTCCAATTCAAGACCCCTGTCCGTATTTGTGTGGGTTTTCAGGACTACTACTTGCTCCATGAATAGGACATGCGTTGTTTATGTGACATACGCAAATTAAAGGTTGTCCATTAACTACTGGCTTACAAAACCAACAAGTCGGATGGAATGGACTCATCACACCGCCACACTTCGGACATTCCCAAGCCGTCGCCGTAGCCGGAGCCGGAGCCGGAGCCGTAGCCGTAGCCGGAGCCGGAGCCGGAGCCGGAGCCGTAGCCGGAGCCGTCGCCGTAGCCGGAGCCGTCGCCGTAGCCGGAGCCGTAGCCGGAGCCGTAGCCGTAGCCGGAGCCGGAGCCGGAGCCGTAGCCGTAGCCGGAGCCGTAGCCGGAGTCTATTACTGTTCCCATACTTTCACCGATTTAATGGATTTTTCAGCTTTAGATGTTACATCCAATATTTCAATGGCATTGAGTAATTCAACCCTAGATACCTCACAGGGAAACTTACAATCTTTTGGATTGCTTGTTCCGTCTACTGCAAGCTGTGACAAAGATGCCGCGCCAGACCAGTACCAAATACGCCTGGCGTTTCTAAGCACAACCTCTTGACCCGTCCTGCTCTCCAAATATCCAGCAAATACCCCTGCTGAATAAGTACGAACAATAACGTATTTCATTCCATTGACCTGCGGAGCCAAATCCTTCATAGAGGACTTCTCTACATACTCGACTCCGTTTATTGTGACTGTGTTATCGTTTATTTCCATCTGCTTCTCCTTTGTTAAACTTAAATGCCCTATCCCGACTTCCGTTCGGGGTTAAGTCTAGGAAAGAGCCACACAGACGTATACCATACGGGCTAGTTCGCCCTAAGCTCAGAACGGATAAAGCCATGGCCTGAATCATCTATGTCCAACTCCTTGTCGGGCAAACTCTTCAAACTTTTCTCCTATGAATCTCACAAACATAATCACCATTACAAAGCTCAGGCCAACAGGGCATTATTTCTTCCTTCGCTTTGGTGGGAGTGGACGAATCTCAATTCTAACAATAGAAAATCCATCCCCAGACGATTCTTCCCATTCTTTTTTCGCAATTAAGGCATTTTCTTTTGTAAGGTAAACATCACAATGATGGTTTGCTTTTGTAAACTGCCACCAAGCAATTTTCCCCTGGTCGTAAACAGCCCACGCTCTCACCTTCTTAATCATTGGCTTCATTTGTTTTCCTCAATAACTATTTCTTTATCAAAAGTCCTTTTAACTCCGCTAACTGCTTTTTCAATTCGCTCACTACAGCTAAACTCTCTCGGCTGAAATTGTCCAAGCTGTCTGTAAGTTGCTTCGAGACTTCCTGCGAGAGGAGGTGGATACGCTGTACAGAGGCTCCTTTGTTGATTTTGTAGCAGGTTATTAAAGTATGGCTGATTAAGCGAACCACCAAATAAACTACCCCCGACACCACCAAGATTTTGAGCACCCCAACTATTAACCATATTCCTAACCCCCATAGGGCAAGCGGTCCACCCTGTTTAAGTAGTTCAACAAGCGTTACCATTATTTCTCTGTTTATTTCCACGAGTGCTGGCATTTATTTATCTCCTTTGTTTTCCTCAAGAAACTTTATCGCTGCGTCTGCCATGTTCAAATAAATACTAGTTCCAGAAACATAAACAGGTTTAACGTATTCCTCATGTAACTTCTCCGCCAACCTCTCACGCAAAGGCTTTGGTTGAGTAAGTTTTTTCTTAACAGTCTGACACTTAGGACAGTATTCAATAATATCCGCTAAAGGCCATTGGCGAATGTATTTATAATATTCATGCTCACACCACTCTCCCACAAAACCCTCCTTTGCTGTGGATTTCCTAAGCCCCATAATCTCTTCAACCTCAGTACCCGTAGAAGTCTTGTTCTCAATCCGGTGAATCTTGTGAGCCATCTTCTTTAATTCCTCGGTGATGATGGAGTCAAGACTTTCTTTAGAATTAAAGCAATTCCAAATCTTCTCAGTTATCGGGTGCAAATTACATTTCCTCCATATGCGTTTTATGTACTAGGATCAATTTTATGTATAAATCTCTCTCATTTTTTTGTAAGATATTTTTGTTTTATCGTGGCACTTCCTACACAAGGTTCTTCCATTTGATATTTCAAATCTTAGTTCTGGAAAATATGCCCACGGTTTAATATGATCTGCTTCTAGGTAGGAACCCCGAACACAGCAAATTTGACAAGTGTAATTATCACGCTTAAAAACGGAATCTCTCCATTTGCCAGCCTCAACTGAATACCTTTGAAGCCTATCTATTTGATGCTTCGTATAACCAAGCTCAACCCTTCTTTTATTTGCCATTAACCTAGAAAACTTACTTCTACACTCGATTGAGCATGTTTTTCGTGATCTAAGTTTTATTTGTGCTGGTTGAGTGAATACAAATTTTCCACAAACAGCACACTCAAATTTAAATGAATTTTTCTTCTGAAAATCCATCCTACAATGATTAGAACAAAATCGTTTTTTGTATTGTTTTCTGAATGGGGTAGTCCAAACCTGTTTTTGACAATTTTGGCATGGTAAATAATAACCAGTTGTATGCTTTCCCTTTGGGGGGGTTAAAGTTCCTACTAATACACAATTTTGAACAAAACATTTTATTAACCCTAATGGATAAAAAATCTTTTCCACACAAACGACATTTTTTATTATGTTTAGCAATTTCACGAATATAATTCAAAGTAGAATCTCCATCTCTTGTCGCAATTTCTCACGGAGATCAACAAAATCTTGGTACTTCATCTGGCATAAACCCTTATTCCCCTGAAGGTACTTATGTCTTTCTGGAAACTTAGCCTCAAACCACTCACTAGCCTCCAATGGATTCTTGTGCCACCAGTACAAATGACAGTGCATACAAAGAACCTTCATGTTTATTGTGTCAAAGGCCAGTTTGTTTCCTGCGGAGACAGGGATAACGTGAGATCGCTGGCGATTAGACCCGTAAACTCTCTCACCGCATTTCTGACATATATCCCCATCTCTGGCGCTAACAATCCTTTTTGCCAATTCCATACACTCCCTTTTTATCTTTGAAACCGGCTGATTTGATTGTTTTCTTATTTTCTTTTTATTTGGTGCTTTTTTAGGCATTTAATAACGTCCTTTAGATTAAGAAACTTTTTCTTACACGAACACTTATACCCGGCGGCTCTCACACTCTTGGCTTGTTCTTATAAAATGAAAACAAAATCAAAACGACCAGTAAGTAGGCTAAAGCGTAGAAAAAGGCGCTCATGCTGCCGACCTCTCAAGTCTTTCTAGTCTTTCTATTTTTTCTATATTGGGGAAATCAGTCTCGATCACCTTTATTTTTTCCGCTTCTAAATCTTCTTTTTTTTCAACCCCCTCTATTATTCTTTCTATGTCAGACCAGTTTCTTGTATCAGGTCTTAACATATTATTTTTATAAACAGACTTTCTCTCACCGTGGGAGTCCCCCACCTCCAAATAAAGCCCCAAAGCCCTCATAATCATGTAGCACTCACGTTCCAAGGCGTCCTCAGCCCGGCAAAGTCTTGCGTGTGTCTCGTAATCTTTTCTCTTCCACGACTTGTAGAGCTTCTCAAAGATGTAGTCGTATACCTTCCTATTAATAGCCAGGTCTAAATCCGTGTAATTCTTTAAAGACCATCTTTCCATTTTCATACGCTCACCTTTTGAGTTAGGCCCACCATGAGTTTTTTAAGTTCTTCTTTCTGTGATTCGGTAATAGGGTTATTTTTCTGTTCCTCCTCCCATTGTTTGACTTTACTGACTGTTTCGTTTGTCTTTTGGGGGCTGTTTTGACTAAGCCCCCCATTGCGTCTTAACCAGTTCCGGGCTGCCGATCTCCAATCCTTCATAGAGACATTCCCAACCCTCCACCCCTTAGAAGAATAGAAGTCAAAAAAGTGTTCCGCTACAGACCTTGTTCTAATCACCTCCAGGACTTCCTCGACTGACTTTGGGATGGCTTTTGAAACGGTCACTTTATCATCTGATAGCTCGACTAGCATTTTCTCGGCAACCTCAATCATCTGCCTTGCTAGATCGGCTATTTTTTCTTTGTTCATTTAGAATACCTGCACTTGCAACACCACCGCCTTACTGCCCCATGCCCGCACATCGTATTTGTAGCAGGTGTTTGCTCACCCGCTTTTTTAAGCAGAACACGCCTTTGTTTTTTTATTGCTTTAAAATCCCCTTCCCATAACCTTAAATGCTTAAAGTCTGAGTAGGCCATTATCCCCTTTAAGTGATTGCACCTCCCGCAGCAAGAGACTAGGTTTTCCTCATCATGGGTTCCACCTAGATAAACCGGGGTGATATGATCTAACTGCCACGCCTTTCCACCGCAGTAATGGCACTTATGACCAGCTTCTTTTAGAATTTTCTTTCTCAAACCAAACAATTCAGGTTCTATTCGCCACTTTATCTTCATTTCTTCTCCACACCCCGCCCATTCGGGCATATATCCAATGCTCTCATTTAGATTTATATGTATCTAATCTCATAGTGACCCCAACTGCCTACGGCGGTGGTAGGCTCATATCGCTGTGGCTTCAAATTTATGCCCGTGAAGCTCTGGGTGCTATTCAATTAGAATTTTTTCAGCTTACTGCTGTCTGGTTCGTGACGCTCACCAACCGAAAAGAAGCTAAAAAAGCTACTTACTAAACCTCTCGTACTTGGTATTAATAAAATGTAACTGCTTCTCCACAGACCAATGTGGAGAAAGACAGTTGTCTATCAGGTAGTTGTCGTCTTTAAGATGTTCTTCGGTATGCCCCCCGAAACCGTAGATCATTTCCCTAACCTTTCCCTGATCGTCACGGTTCATCTTGTAAAATTGGGGGTCTTCCATTAAAAACTGCACTTTTTTGTAAAGACTCATTCCAGAGGATTTCCTGTCTCAAGAGAATCGTCCTCATCAACCTTATCAAGCCCCAAATGCGTAATGACAGAATCAAGTTTCTTCTCGATTCTTGATAGGGCTGCCATATCTACTGTTATTTGAGCGCTTACAGGGCCGGATTTAGTGGCTTTTTGGGGCTTTTTATAACCACTATCAGACCTTGAATTGATAATGTCGTTACACTCTTGGACTAATAGCCTGTTTTTAGCACCGTACTTTGGATCGTTCTGGTCGCAGCGTCCGATCAAGTACATCAAAGACTCTGTACCAACTTCTTTTAAATCCTTCCCCTTATCCCTACCAAACGGATATGTAGACATTCATTCCTCCTTATAGTCCGTACTGTTTTTTGAATTTAACCAACTTCCTTAAAAACATTTCAAAATACCCATCGACATCACTTGAAACAATCGGCTTTGAAAAACCCTGTGCTGTGTCGTCATTTAAAGGAACAATGACCATTTGCTTTAAACCTAAACATTTGGCGTAGGCTGCCATTTGCATGAAGTTTTTAACCTTATCTATGGACCTTTTAACGTCACACACAGACTCAACTGGGTCAGCCCCCTTAAAGATCGGAACTGCTGTAAAGTCTGGAGTACCTGCATAACCATGCTCTTCGTTAAACACCGATTCAGAGTTCTTTAACTTCTCCATCGGGTACTTCTCTAGGAAGGCCGGGAAGTTACAGGCGTCAGGGGATAAGGCGAGCGAGCCATTTTTGAGGGTAAGAATATCCTCCCAACATTCCTGTAACTCTTTAGGTGCGACCCATTTTTCGGTCTTAATAAAGTGATGTACTCTGGCGTGGTTAATATTCCCCTGGGAAGCGTACTCTGACATATCCTCCCCGGATATCCCATAACCAGTAAACCCAAGATTCAAAATAGACGTAACGGAAGGTAACTTTTTACCTGTGGGGGACAAGTAGAAACGTATCTCCTTGCGGTCCTTTTCAATACGCTCGATTGTTAGCCTGTCCGCTACGTCCTTAAACTGTCTCTGGCATAGTCCCTGCAAATCCTTCTGGTAGGTGTCAATACGCCCTAAAACATACTCCCCATCAGCCCGATCTAAAGTTAGCTCTACCTGAGCAGAAAAAAACGGAGAGCTATTCTCAAAGCTCCCCGTTGAAATCTTCCCACCAAAAGAAGATGAAACGACAACCTTTACCAATTCACTTTTTTTCACTAGTACCCCCTTTTAACAACAGCAAACATATCTTTCAGCCCCACAATTACCGCAAAGCTGAAAATAGAAAGAATCACAAGCCGGGCAGTAATAACAATCACCCCTTCGCTCATTATCAAAAATCCCCTCCGACATTTCTGATCTGCATTTCCGACACTTCTTCCCCGACTGTGTTTTTTGCTCTAACTGTGACTTCATAATCAGGAAACCCCCCAGTGATATAACCCCTAACCTTTTCTTCCGCTTCCAAGTAACTATCAGCGAACGCATACCAATCACCGAAGGCTTGTTCCTGCAAATCAGGGTCAACCATCGTGTACTTAACGCAATATAGCCCCATGTTATTCACCCTCCCACTTTTTACCTGATAAAACTTTCAGCAAATCCCCTATACCAAGACAAAAATTTTTTTGGTAGATTGCCATTAGTTAGACCCCATAAAATGACTTACGTTTTTAAGCCAGTTACGATTTAAGTTAGTCGGGTCGTTACCGGCTCCGATGGGGGCGTACTTTGAAGCTAGATAATTTAAGAACGGAGTTTTCTTTTCATGCGACCAATCAAAATATTTATGCTTGATCGTATTGATGCAATAAACCCTGGCTTTTTCTTTCGAGAGTCTCTTACCAGGTACAATAATTCCGTAAGGGTAACGCTTTGAATTTTCGGCTTTGTAGATTGCATCGGCGAGATTGTCAAATAATTGTAATTCTGCTTTCGAGTAATTGTAAACTTGCCATTTAGATTTTGCGTGAGAGACTTGAGGGAATAAAAAATTAACGAGGAATAAAACTACTATTATTTTCTTTACCATTCCAACCCCCTATTGAGAGTTAGAAGCTAGAGCGAATTAACTTGACTTATTCAGTCGATAAGAGTAGGAAGGAATCAGGGGGTAATTATGAGAGGGAAAGTCTACAATTATGCATGGAACCGTGGCGAAACAAATACCGCTACGCCTTTGCAATCCATACATTATAAGACATTGAGACATTCCGACTTCATCCGTTACCGCCGATCTAACCGCTACTCGCTCCAAGCCTCGAACCCTCATGTTAATTTAAGCACTAATATATCCAATATAACGCCACTTGTCAACCATAAGCATAGCCTTTCTTTAAAAAGTATTCCAGAAAGTAAGTTAAAAAATAACGAAACTATTTTAGAAAGCCCCATAGAAAAAAGCGAGATAACCATGTATAATCCGAAAATAATACTTGAGGATAAATCAATTAGATTTTTACTTAATATAGAAAAATTTAAGCTACTCTGTGAAATGCGTGAATGGAAGTATCCGGCAAGCGATCTTGCAAGGGCTACTGGGTACTCTAGGGCGTACTGTCTTAAGATCATTAAGCACCAGGAAAAGCTCTCGGATATAATGATGTTAAAATTAATCAGGATATCCGGCGCAGACCCCCGAAACCCTAAATCTTGGGGAAGTCTTTTTATCCCTTGCTGTAATGCTGATCTATCCATTTCAAGCCCCCAAATGAACATGGAAAAGTACCACGCCAGAGCGCCCTATAACTATGCTTCCGGCAGCTACGAACTCCGAAAAAGAGATAACCCAGATCACCAAGAGCGCCCCCTCTCCGATTTTGTGTCACAGATCACCACCTAAAATGCCCTCTTCCAAGTTTCCCGCTTTATCATCTCATTAACATCATAATCAACCCCTTGCATCTGGCCTTGTTCTCCCATAAATGCTTCGGGATAGCCAAGCTCTTTAGCTGTCCTGTTATAAGCATCCTTAGAGCAAGTTCTTTGCTCCATAACGTATTTCGAACCCCCGAACACATCAGAAAATAAATTATCTTCGTAATTGTAACAATCAGTCATACCGTCAAAGCTTCCCTGTTGATACTTCCCTGTTATTTTCTCGACTTGTTCCGTTGTCGGGCCATCCGTCCAGAATATATCTATCGAATTTCCCCCACTGTATGAATCACTCTTGACGCTGAATTTAACATCAGGAAAAGCCCTTTTTAACTCGATGCGGATGTTCTTAGCGCCGATAACCCTATCGGCTTTGTTCGTACCTTTAACAGGTATCAAATAGGGATATTTAGCGGGTAGGTTTTCCTTAACATTTGCTATATGCTCGTCCTTCTCGGCCTTTGCTCGCTTGGCGTATTCAATCGCTTGGACGCTCTTTTCCCATAGTTCAAGCACTTCATCCGGCGATTTGATAGGCTCGTCAAGAATGTAGATACCAATGCCGAATTTCTCCGATATATGGCGAATCGACACAGCATCGCTTTTATGCTGTCTATAATCATCCACATTGACAAGGGTATATTTTGCCCCATAAGACGCCCACGCTTCATTGATACCATCATTCTTGACTATGACGTATTTATGATCGCCGTACCCACTAAACAGGCAAACCGTGCCAAGTGGTAGATTATTCTTTGAGTGATTCATAGGTACGTCAATCCGTTTCATTCCCTGCCCGATTGAATAGATGCTCATTGTCTTATCTCCCCTGTTGTGGTGTTAGTTTGATTGTTCAATTAGCACAAGTGTTGCGTCCACTCCGTCACGATATGCATCATCTTCTTTTGTTGCTAGATTAAATGGGGAATCTGCATATAGTTTTTTACGCATCTTAACTATGTCAATCACTAGCTGTTCATGTTTTGTAATCATTTTCTCCCCCCTTGTTTTGTCTTGCTTGTTTTCTATCTTGTTAGCATTACAATTAAAAAAAATCACTTTGACCCCCTCAAAAAATCCTTAATGAGATCAAGTACAATCTCTTGAATAGACTTCCCGCTTTCGGCGCTCTTAATCTTAATTTCTCTGTGCATTTCGTCACTCACTCGAATCATTATCGCCTTGCCGGTCTTTGTGTCCATGCTTAATTTATACCATTTTAGTTTGTTAGCGTCAATAACTATTTTCATGTTAGCAAAAGATTTTTTCAGCGAAAAATCCCAAAAACACAATATATAGTATGTGGGACACTTGACAAGGTATATTTACTCATGCTATTGTGTAGCCATGTTAAATCTAGTTACTTTGAGTTAATCTTAGAAATCATAGAAAATGATAAAAAATCCCCCCACAAGAGTATATAAGGATAAAGGCAAGAAAAACACCGCTTTTAAGCCATTAGGCAGTAGATCATCCAGCAGCCAGCTATCCACTCAAGCCCCCCAAAAGCACCATGAAAGCCCCCACAATGCCCCTAAGTAAGAAACAAAAGCTATTCGCCGATCTATACGCTACGCTCAACAATGCCACAGAGGCAGCCAAACAAGCTGGTTACTCCCCAGTATCAGCCTCCACTACGGGTTATAGGATGCTCAGGCAGCCACAGATTAAGGAGTACATAGCTCAGTTAGAATCCTCTGAGAGAGAGCGCTTGTTATTGGATAAAGACTCTTATATTGCAAAAACGTATAAGCTATTTGAATCCGAGCAAAATCCCCAAGTTAAGAAACAATATTGGGAAGCTCTAGGCAAAGCCTCTGGTTTCTTTGAAACAAATGTTAATAGAACAACTAACAATTTTCTAGCCATTGAAGGAATGGACCCTTTAACACTGATTGAGACAATCTCCAAGATTCGCTCTAAGTATAAAAAAGTAAAAGAGATAGAGCATCAAAAGCTAGATATAATTCCTAACACATAACCATGATTATAGGACATTAACCTTTATGATAGCTCAAAACTCAGCGAACAAGCCAGAGATCAGCAAGCTAGGGCGCATAGCTAGTGAGCCTAGCCTAGCCGAAGCCTGGGGGGAGTCTGCAAGCGAACCTATTATTAATATCTACCCCACCCCCTCCAGAATTACTATTAAAACGTGCCCATCTTGTAATATAGAGTTTGAGTCTATTAACATATCAAAGGTATATTGTTCGTATAGGTGCAAGTTCAGATCAAAGATTAGCCGCCGAAGCGTAATAAAGGTTTCTGGCAAATTCAAACCTGATGAAAGATTGTTTATTTCAAAGGTCTGTTCTATATGTAACTCTAGTTTCGAGCCAACCTCCGGCAGACAATTAAGATGTCATCCGTGTAAGTTTCTGGTTGAAAGTACACGAAAAGAACCAAAGGAAAAGATCACTAAACCCGAATATTTAAAGATATGCCAATTTTGTAGTAATAACTTCAATACTCGGCGAAATTTTCAGGTTTATTGTAGCCGGGTATGTTCTAGGAAGAAGAATAAGGCTAAACCATCAGATCGTGCAAGGTCTATAAAGACTAGGATTGGGTCGTGCGAGGCTTGTGGCCATTCCAATATTCTATCTCTCCAAACGCATCACATTAATAACGCAACCAGAAGCGACTCCATAGATAATTTGATGGTTTTGTGTGCGAACTGTCACACCGCCTACCACGGGACAATCGGTTTCAGTAAGAAGTCTGAGTCCCAAACTAAAGAGTGCGTACTAGCAATCCTTAAATCAATTAATAGGAGGTTATTCTAATGAGCGCCATAACTGAGCCATTAAATGAGTTACTAGAATCCGCTAAATCTGGCACATCTAGAGTCGGCAAAACAGACCTTTTGAAGCATTTAAATGGTAAAAAACTCATTAGAAGTCAGGCAATTAGAGCTAAGTGCTATGATTGCAATGGGATGGGTGAATCTGATGAGTGTGATTCCGTGGGTTGTGCCTTATACCCGTATAGCCCATACCGTTTAAAACGCTAGGATTGCTTCCTACGCATGTCCTGGCACATAAAACGGGCTATTAGGAGGTCGCTAAAGGGACTTTATGACTAATAACAAGAAAATAGACAACATTCTGACCCGGTTCTCTGAAGCTAGGAGGATTTATGGGGGTTCTCCGGCTGTTCAGATCACCTACGTTGACTTCGCTAGACTTTATGACGACCTTGAGGAGATTATTGAGCTTATCTCAGAAAGAAAGGGTATTGGGTTCTCAAGTAATGAGGAATGACGGCTACGAGGAACTTATGACTATCTGTAACCACTGTGGGGAAATGTGGGTTTTGAGGGGCTTTAACGCTAATTCGGGGTTATTTAGAATGATGGAGCAATATGATCGAGAAGAATGTAGACAACACATCCTCCAAACCCACTAAACCTAAGGACTCTTTAAAGTGGGAGTATTGTACTAAACACTGCCGGGAATACATCCTTCTTTGTATTCCTTGTTTTATCGAAGCTGATTATAGGGACCACCAGTAGAGCCTATGAGCTATATATTTAACGTCCCATCAGGTATTGGGGACATATCTTGGATTTACTCTAAACTCGTTAATTTCCCCTACCCTTTTCAGTTAAAGATCGTAAAAGACGAACCTCAGAGGTCACTACCCTTCACCCGCCTACTCCCTAGGGTTATTAACTCAGCCTACTCTAATTATTCCTATGTGGGGGATTTTGTGAAGGCCAAGCGGATTCTACCTTCAAACACCGATCTCCCCTCTCTTGACCCAGGAGAGTACTTCCTCTCTGCCAACCCCCACCTAGAACAAGGAAACCGCATTGAGACTTATCTCCCAACCCTTCCAACCTCATTTCACTACGACATTAAAGACGAGCCTATTGATCTTGGACTCCAAGGAAAGTTAATCGGCATCTACCCCTCAAAGTATCAGACCTACGGATGGCATTTTTGGGAGGTTAAGGAGTGGGTTGAGTTTATGACCTTGGTCAGAGACTTTCTTGGGGGGTGTTCTTTTGTAGTTATTGGGGCTGGATTTGATAAAGGTCTTGGTGATGACTTGGCGAAAGAGGAAGGACTTATTATCAAGTCTTTTGTAGGAAAAACCTTCTGTGGACAACTGGTTAATTTAATTAAACAGCTAGATTTCCTTGTCGCCTACCCTTCTGGGGTTGGAGTCTTAGGTGGGGTACTAAGTGTGCCTACCCTTCACTTCATTCCCCCTCAACCTTGGATTGAGAAGATGCGCGGTTCCTACGCCGACCCTAAAGACATTATTTCAAAACGTCATGTTAATCTTTTATTCACTACCCCCGAAGTTGCGTTTGAGACTTTCAAGGAAATGTACCTAAACCAAACCCCGGAGCTACCAAATGCAGCATAAGCCAGATTACACCGATTACCTAGAATCACACTTTAAGAAAACAGACAAGGATTGGGTCGATACCCCCATAGTCCATAATTTACAGATCAGGTCTTTTCAGAGAGCTATATCTTTACGACAAATTAAATCAGTGGTTGAGATCGGCTGTGGGGCAGGGCATCTAGCCGCCAAGATTCCAGACGATATTAAGTACACCGGGTTTGATAAATCAACTACAGGGCTTTCTAAATGTAAAGAAAGACGCCCTAGCGGGGATTATGTTTATGGGGATATTCGAGACTCCAGAATCCCAACAGCAGACCTAGTTATTTGCTTTGCTGTGATGAAACACTTTGGACTCCATGAGTGGAAAGATATTTTAAAGAGAGTCCTCTCTTTGGCCCCCTACGGTCTTTTTTCTATCCCTGTTGGAGCTGAAGTAAAAGATGACGGGATAGACTTCCCCCATGTTTGGGTCACTGACGAGTTTCTACAAAACACACTCAAAGAACTTGGATACAGAATTATCTTCATCGACTCATCTTTTTGTGAGTGGGATATTTTCGTGGAGAAAGCATGAAATACGATCTGGGAGCCGGACACTCAAGAAAACCAGGTTACATCAGAGTAGACGCAGACCCAAGGTGTTTTCCTGATATTGAAGCAGATGTTGCAAACCTCCCCCTAGAAGATAACCAGGCTGATGAGATTTACGCCGCACATCTTTTAGAACATTTCGACCCGGAGGAAACCTTTACAGTTCTTCGTGAATGGTGGAGGGTTTTAAAGCCCGGCGGGACTCTTGTCATTAAAGTCCCCGATTGTGGGTGGGCCTTCTCCGCTTGGGCTAATCGTGAGATTAGAGACTGTTGCCTTATGAAAACCATCTTTGGCGCAGACCCTAAAGCTAACGAGTTCATGCGCCACAAGAATGTCTTTTGGTCTACCAAGTTAGAGAGGTTCTTATTTATCACAGGATTCGTAGACATTGAAAATAAATCCAAACACGGTTCAGGAGAGCTTCACTTTGAGGCGAAGAAACCATGATTAAAGTTATTACACATCAGGGTCTTGGAGATAATATCTACGCAAGACCTTTCGTGGAAGCACTAGCCAGAAGGTACAGAAAGATTTGTGTTGAGACCCCCTTTCCTGAACTCTATTCAGACGAATACTTATTTTCAAAGCCACAAACAAAACTCCTCCCCACCCAACAAAAGAACGTAGATGAAAAACCAATTGACTTCTGGACTACGGAAAAGAAGTTTGAAAAGACTATTACTCTAATTTCAAATCGGATGAAAACGGATAACTGGTCTATCACCGAGGGTCTTCAGGAGATCATCCAACAACATGACGCCGTAAGATTCCTACCTCCAGCAAATCTTCTTCACTACGACCCAAACCCAGGATGGGCGCACAAGATAGAGCCGATTCTACAATCATTCGTAAAACCAGTTTGTCTTGTGAAACTACCCACACAGAGAAAAGACTTTAACCTCCCAGCCAGAAACCCCCACACAAGATACTTTCAATTATTCATTGAGAACAACCCCCAATACACCTACATCAACATCACACAAGAAAACGAATCTGAGTGGTTAGAGGATTACGTCCCAGAAGGAATTGATTGCACAATGGAGCTTAATCTCCACGCTATGATCGGGGCTGTGGATTCTGTTGATATGGTTCTCTGTCCCCCGTCTTTTATGCTCCCACTATCCTTAGCACTTCACACGAACTGTGTATGTATCTTTGGGGGATATTGTCACCCGGAACTTTTACTAGACCCCAGAATCGACAGGGACAGACTTTGTGTGATAGCCCCCGACCCATTTTGTCATTGTCTTAAAGCAAATCACAACTGTAAGAAGGAGATAGATGAGAGACTTTTTAAGGGACTTTGCACTCCCGAAAAAACCGATCTTGATTGTTGGTAAGGGGCCAAGCCTAGACCGAATCCCCGAAGTTAATCTAAAGGATTATTTCTCTATCGGTTTAAATCAAGTCGCAAGAATCGTTGATGTAGATATGAGCCACACCATCCACTCGGAAATCGTGGAGTCTGACGAGATGGTATTTCGGGACTCTTCCCTACTCACCCCCTATGAGACTCAAGTTGGAAAAGGAAATTGGAAGGACCAGAAATCACTTTTTCCAAACCACTATTTCTATAATCTCTCCACACACCCACCCCACTCTCCGGCCCCCACTGTCACCATTGATGGATTCTCCATCCATCCAGTGATAGAACTACTCGCCATCTTGGGGGCTAAATCTTTTTACACGATCGGAATTGACGGAGGTGAAACAAAGTACGCCAACTCCGTGATGGGCTTTCACGATCAAATAGAAAACATAGAGAGGAATAAATCTATTAGTAACTTCGCTGGATACAACTACCAATTCAGAAGGATTAATGAACTTAAAAAAGAATACGGATTCACAATTGATAGGTTATTTTCAATAGCAAATCATGGATGATTTCGAGCGTGATATACAAATATTAACCGAAGAGCAGTTCGAGGCGAAGCATGGACTCACTAAAAAAGAACATCAAAGCGTTGAGTGGTTCGACACTGTATGGGCCAAGGATAACGGAATATTCTTTTACGACCCCCATTCAAAACAGGAAGAGTTCCATCGAAACCAATGTGCTTACCGATTGCTACATTGGGGAAATCGTGTCGGCAAAACTCACGCAGGAGCAGCAGAGGCCGTCTACTACGCTTGCGGAATCCACCCATACAAAGATGTCCAAACCCCAAACGAGGGTTGGATAGTTTCTAAAGACTACAACGTACAGCGTGAAGCCGCACAAAAGATTGTTTTAGAACTCCTACCAAAATCTGCGATCAAAAAAATATGGCACGTTAAAGCAGGAATCATAGACATTATCGAATTAACAAATGGGTCTAAAATCGGATTCAAAAGCTGTTTAGCGGCATCACAAAGAGTTCAGTGTGCAGATGGCATATCAAGACCAATAGCAGATATAAAAATTGGACACTCTGTAATTTCTACTGATTGCTGGCACAGGTCAAAAGTATCTAAAGTGCTTGATGTATGGTCGAATGGAGTTAAACCGATATTAAAAATTACGACTAAGCGGGGTCACTCAATTCGTGTAACTAAAGACCATAAAATAATGACTACATCTGGTTGGAGGCAAGCGAAGGATTTAAAAATTGGCGATAGGTTGATTGCCCCAGAATTTTCAATTACAGGGAGTAAGACTCTTGAAAATTGGAAGCTGGCATGGGTAGCATTATTAATCGGAGATGGGTGTCTAACAAGTAAGAGCGCTATTTTGTCATGCGAAAATGATTTATTGATTCAAGAGGCAAAATTACTTCTTCCAAAAGGATTAAAAGCTAGACTGAGATCAAAACATAAAAAAGATTACGAAATCACTTGCAAGCGTGGTGTCGGACCGAATAACAACCCCCTCATTCAGCTACTTCGTGGTTATGGCTTATGGGGTAAATATAGTTACGAGAAATTCATACCAGATGAGGTGTTCCAACAAACAGATTTAGATATTCGTTTATTTCTTGGGTTCCTATTTGCAACTGATGGTTGCATTAGTGATAGTCAGATTAGTTATTCAACCACATCATACCGTTTAGCTCAAGACGTTAAACTTCTATTACAGCGACTTGGGATAAGGGTCTGTATGCAGACTATACCCGGAGGAAAATATAGGGAATCATATAGGGTGTGTTTGAAGCAGAAAGAAGCTAGACAAAAATTTCTATCTCAGGTGCGTGTTCCTGGCAAAGCGATAGCTTCAGAGTCAGCATCATCATATTTATCAAACTATATTCCAACAAATAAGAAGCATAAAAGATGTTCCAATAGGTACTGTAAAATAGTTTCTATTGTTGATGATGGGGAAGAAGAGGTGTTTGATATAACAGTCGAAAAATACCATAGATTTTTAGCTGACGGATTGATTGTTTCAAACTGTGATTCAGGTGTGACTCGTTTTGCTGGAGCCGCAAAGAGGTGGATTTGGTTTGATGAAGAACCCCCAAGAGAAATCTGGTCTGAGTGTATGGCTCGTATCGCCGCAGGAAAAGACCTGGATATCTGGCTCACCATGACCCCAATATTCGAGGATAACACAGGCCGAAGAGTTGGTATGACCTGGGCCTACAAAGAGCTATATCGCAGACAAGACGGTAAAAGAATCTGGTGTTCGGGCGCAGGGATTAAACACAACCCATATCTGTCCAAAGTCCAAAAAGAAGAACAGATGCGGAAGTACCACGGAGCTGAGTATGACATTCGTATTAACGGAGAATTTAAACTGCTTTCAGGGTCTATGGTGTTCGATGCCGATTCTGTTCAATACTACTTAGATAACTGTAAAGAGTATAAAAAACGAGGATATCTTGACAAGGGTGTTATAGTAAAAGATGAGAGAGGCACTCTGTACGTTTGGGACGAACCCCACCCGGGTACACGATACTTTATCGGTTCAGACGTTGGTCTAGGAAGTGGTGGTGACCCATCGTGTGCAGTAGTCTTCGATCAAAATCTTACCCAGGTTGCAGAACTTCACGGACAAATTCCCCCCGATACCCTAGGTAAAAAACTCATTGATTTGGGACGTTATTACAATAACGCCTGGATTGCAGTTGAGGCAAATTCTTTCGGTATCGCTACCCTCAATGAGATCAAAAAATTATATTCTCGGCTCTACTATAAGTACCAGGTAGACCAACGCTCGGACATTCGCACAAAGAAGCTGGGCTGGTGGACGGACTCGAAATCAAAACCCCTTATGATTTCAAAGTTCGGCAAGGTACTTAGAGAACGTACAGCCGTTCTCCCCTCCAAGGAGCTTGTGGAGGAATTAATGACTTATGTCATCGGCGAGGACGGCTTCTCGAACGCCGAGCGTGGTTGCCATGATGACCGTGTTATGGCAGCCATGATTTGCTATATGGGTTGGGAGAGATTCCACACCTACAACGAAATGCAACAGATGGATAAGTACCTTCCCTCAAATAAAGTCACTGGATACTAAAATATGATGCCTGGTCAAGAAGTCTTAGACGCTGTTCAAGAAAAACCAAAACCACTTATCCCCCAAGTCTGGACCGACCCGAAAGCTCTTCAGAGAGCCTATGATTTTGTTAAAGAAAAGATTGATGAGAACTTTGAAGACCATAGAGCTAGAAGCCAGAAGTGGCTTGAGTTCGACCAAGTTTATAGATTGATTGATAAGAATAAACCATCTGACGGTTGCCAGGTTGTAGACCCTGAACCGCAGGTTGAGGTTGACACTTTAAAGGCGAATGTCGTGGAAGGGTTTTTCGCACAAGACCCCCCGTTTAAATATACAGGCCAAGAAGAGTCTGACGATGAACAGGCCGAGATTATGACCGCCTATCGTGCTGACCATCTTCGCAGGATTCAGTTAAGAGAAAAGTTTGAACGGACCATCCATCAGTGTCTTATCAACGGAACAGCTCTCATTAAAACCCCCTACAAACGGGAGATAGAAAAAAAGAGAGTTAAGGTCATGGACCCCCTAATCGGGATTCCAGTTGAGAAGGAAATCTCAATTCCAAAGATGGACGACACCGATTGGGAATATGTTTCTATATTTGATTTCATCCCTGTTGGTTCTGGGTCCTCCATCCAAGACCTTGAAGGTTGTATTCACCTCACATCAAACTCATTCGATGATCTAAAAAAGAACGAGAGAAAAACTGAGTCTATTGATGGGATGGAAATTACAAAGGGGATTTATTACAACTTAGAATCCATCCACACCCCCTCTACGAAATTTAAGACCGTAGAGTATTGGGGAAGAATCCCGAAATTTATTACCACAGGAATTGAGGGAGATAGGTATTTAACTTTCGAGGGTGTTATCACCTGCGTCATGGAATTTGACGACCAAGAAAAACAATCCATGAAGCGTCAACACTCTGAGAAGACAGGCGAATCTTCCTACAAGAAAGAGGATTACGGTAAGGCCGAGTCTTGCATTAGGCTTCAAGAAAACCCCTTCTGGGATATGGAAAGACCGTTCTTATCCTCTCCCTGGACTCCGATTGATGATGAGTTCTACGGAATTGGGATGATAGAACCAATTGTGGATAAGTGGCATGAACTGAATACGACCATTAGACAGTTAGTTGACTGTAAGACAATTCAACTTAATATGCCGATGATCGAGGACACTAACGCCAACGTCCAGAGAGACATTAGACTTGTAAAGAATCCCCGTATTAAATCAGACGATATAAACGGGATTCGTCCTCTCCCCCTCACCGACTTCTCTGCGAATGGTTGGAATATTATTGCCGCCATTAAAGATGATATGCGCCGGGCCTCTGGAGCGCTTGATGCTCTACAGGGAACGGCTATGTCGAAAGACACCTCCGCTACTGAGTTCCAGGGTGTGTTCCAACAGGCAGGAATTAGACTTAAAGACAGAATTAAGATTATTGACGAAAAACTATTCAAACCCTTCTTAAACCGATGCTACAAATATGACCAACAGTTCGCCGAGTTTGAAAGAATTGTTAGGGTTGTTGGAAAGAAAGGCGCTGCGTTTAAGAGGGTTTCCCCCGAACAAATTTGGGGTAACTTCGATATTGTTTCAAAAGGCCCAGGACAGATCGAGAACAACGTCATTATGACGAACAAGCTCGTAAACTTCCTGTCGATTGTTTCTCGCCTTCCCAATATCGCAAATCTACCTGAGTTAATTAAGAAAATATGGGTCTATATGGGATTCCCCGAATCTGAGGCGGATACCATAGTATTAGCCCCGGAAATGGACTCACTTGAGAAAATCAAAGAAGAAAATATGGCGATGGCTATGGGTCAGCCAGTTAGTGCGAAACCTGGAGATAATCACCTCTTACATCTCCAACTTCACGCACAGGCTTATCAAATACTCAAACAAGTCGGTAAGATTTCCGTACAGTCCGAACAAGCGTTCCAGCAGAACCTTGCGGAACACCAGACGTACTTATCACAGACCTCTGGTGGCATGAATCCGATGGTTGGTTCACCCATGCAGTTACCTAGCGTTGGTGCGCCCCCCACTGTGAATCCCCAAGGAGAAGTACCACAAAACACGCCAGGTGGTTTAGTTGGATGATCTCGAAAGAGAAGTAGAGGATTACAGATCGCTCCGTCATCACGGAGGTTACAAAAGACTTTTGCTCTGGTACGAAGCCGAGCAAACAAGAATTATTAATACCATGAAGAACAGCCGGAAAGAGGACTCACTCTTTAAATCAATCGGTGAACTTCGTGGGATAGACAAAGTTTTTAAATATGTCGAGTCTAAGGCTAACTCGACAAACATTTAACACCTAGCCTTCCACAGCCTACGACTGTCTCGTAGATTCGCTCGTTAGCGTTACAACAAGGAGATTGGTATGTCCGATCAGAACACGACTGTCACAGAGTCAAGGCCAGTAATTTCTAACACTGTTACTTCCGTTGAGCAAGCAGGTTCAACAAAGCCGGTAGAAACGACAATTACTGAAACAACTCAATCTACTGAATCGTCTTCAGTGGAAACCAAGGCGACTGAAACTCAGGCCCAAGGAACTGAAACGGTGGCTCAAGCCCCGAAACCAAAACTCGTTCCGTTATCTGAACTTCAGAAAGAACGCCAGCGTAGGAGAGAACTTCAAGAACGGTTAGACCGTGTTGAAGGGAAAATTAACTCATTCGAGCAAGAAAAGACCGGGAGCGATCTAGCGAAGAAAGCCCAGGCGATGCTTGACTTAGATGAGGTATCAGCAAGAAAGCTCGCAAGTTTCTTGAGCGAGGCTGTTTCAAAGCCACAGGGTAAAACAGAAAACACAGCCCAAAGGTTGACGGAACAGTTCGTAAGAGAATCCACCGAAGCTGCTGAGGAACACGAAGATTGGAACACCTACCAGAACTCGATGCAACAACTCTTCCAAGAGGAGTTTCAAAGGTCTGGAGAGAGAGCCTTTCAACGTGGCCCCGAATATTACTACGCAAAGGCAAAACTTCAATCTGGCAATAGTGCCACGGATTTACGCCAACAAGGTAAGCAGGAGATGGCTGACAAGATAAACCAAAAAAACCTTGCTGTCACCGAGAGTGCGAAAAGTGGAATGGGTAAACCCTCCCCCCGTAAAAGGTGGAACAGGGCAGAGATTATGAATCTCGCAAGAACCAATCCAGGTGAGTACGAGGCTAAACGCCACGAAATTCACCAAGCATTTTTAAGTGGTGAGGTTGATTAAATTTAAGGAGTTCTAAATGGCTACAGGAGCAGTAACAGTAACAACCGCAGCGAACATGATTCCCGAGCTTTGGGCGTCAGACGTTCTTCGTGCAACTGAGGCGAATCTTCAGTTGTCGAAGAAAGTTAAACGGTATGACACGGATGCGAAATACGGCGATATTATCCATATCCCAAATCTCGCCAACCTGTCTGCGGCTGCAAAGACCGCTTCAACCGATGTTACTTTCACGAATAACACGGAAACCAAGATTGATTTAACGATCAATCAACATCAGTACGTTGCTTTTAAACTGGAAGACATCGTTGCCGTCCAGTCGAAGTATGACCTGATGAAAGAGTATACCAATAAGGCTGGATACGGTCTTGCGAAAGCGATTGATTCTTCTATCGCCACCCTCGCTACCGGGTTCTCCCAGACTACTGGTTCTGCCGGAACAGCCCTGACGGATGCAGTGATTGTTTCTTCAATCGTGTATCTCGATGAAGCTGATGCGCCACTCGATAAAAGGACGTTTGCAATTCGTCCCTCGTCTAAGGGTGACATTATGAAACTTGATAAGTTCGTCCTTGGTTATGCCGTGGGAACCCCCCGTCAGAACTCTTGGGAACTCGGTCAGGTTTACGGCGTGGATGTTGTTACCTCAACCAACGTGACTTTGACTGATGCCACGGTGGATGTGGAAAACAACTTCATGTTCCAAGAAGAGGCCATTGGTTTGGCTATCCAGAAGGAACCCAAGGTTGATTCACAGTATATGGTTCGCTCTTTGGCGTGGGAAGTTGCCGTAAGTGCGATCTGGGGTGTGATTGAAACCAGAGACACCTTCGGGGTTTGGGTCAAGTCCTAGTCGTTCGTAAGTAGTTGTGGGGAGAGGGTTTACAAGCCTTCTCCCCATAATATCTAAGGAGAAATATGGGAGCTAAAACGAGAGGAAATTATAAAGTTGGAATGTGTCTCGATACCTGCAAATGCAGGATGTGTAGAAAACCAGGAGAGCAAATCCAGACGATATATACATTCGGAACGCCCCAAACAAAGACATCTAGTTCTACCCCCTTTGGTATCGCTGAGTTTGTGCATACTTCTGACAATGATGGTTCTCGTTTTGACAAGCCGATGAGTAGATCATATTTAAAAGATTTAACACAAAGAAAATTAACAGGAAATAAAAAGTACCGCCCTTCCCAATACGGAGCCTGATATGTATTTTAAGGAAATTTTAGACGCAGTATCTTATGCGATTGATGATTCAACGCTTTCGTCCACAGGCACTAACTCCGTCAGAACAAAGGGTTGGGTTAATGAGTTTCTATTCAATGATTTCCTTCCAAGATTTAACTGGTTATTTTGTAAAAAAACCTCCAATGTTGATACGGTAGCAAGCACAGCGACTATTTCTTTGCCTCGTTGGGTTAATCACCCAAGCACAATAAAACAGTTAAAAAACCTAGACACTAAAAACCGCCTTATAAAGCTATCCGAGGATGAAGCGGATGAGAGGTACGGTGGAACTACAGCAACAGGGGAGCCAATGCACTATGTCCCAAAAAACAGAACAAGAACGACTTACTCCACAGGGACGATCTCGGCAACCTCTGGAACAAAAACCATCACTGGTTCAGGGACAGACTTTGTAGTCGCAGGAATTGAACAGTACGACATTATCCAAGTCGGCCTGTACGCTTATACAGTAAACACTGTAAATAGTACCACCTCTATTACCACGTTTGAGAACATCATTACCACGATTGCTCCTAGCACAGCCTATATCGCATTACTCGACCGATGGGTTGTCACTCTCTATCCAACCCCAGATGATGCTTACGAGATCAAAGTTGTTGGTAATGGGATTGTGCCTAAACTTGTAAACGACTATGACGTTCCAACCCTTCCTGATGAATGGCATTGGGTGCTATCTAAAGGCGCTGAAATTAAAGCTCGTAAACACAACAACGAAGACGCTGTGGTTCCAATTCAAGAATTAGAGGCTGTGATTAAAAGATTTATTTCCCAAGAAGTTAGAGAAGAAGACCGTTTGGAGAGAATCCGTCTGTGATTGCAATTCAGTCAAAACAGATTTTAAATCCCGGCGCTGGTGGGGCTAACGAGAAGATTTCAGGTCATTTAATTAATGACTACGAATCAGCCCCTCCACAACCAGGAACAATCCCCCTCCTAAACGTACACACAAATACGTTAGGTTCAATCGTTCGTAGGATGGGCTACACGGTCTACTGTAATTTGTCAGCGACCTTGGCTGAGATCACAGGACTTTTTCAATATAAGAAGTTTGATGGGTCTGAGTTTGAAATAGTCTGTGGGTCTAATGGGTCCACGAAGAAGATTTATAACATTTCGACCCCAGCCTCCCCGGTAGATATTACAGGTTCAGCTTCGATCACAGCAGACTCCCCATTCTCGTTTGCGATTTGTGCCAACATCTTAATGTTGACCACTGAGGCTAGAGACACGCCGCTTCAATGGACGGGTTCAAGTAATGTTTCAACTCTCTCCGCTACAGCCCCAGCAGGGAAATACTGTGACGAATGGGATAACTACCCGATCATAGCCAACACCGCAGCGAATCCTGAGAGAGTCTATGTAGGCCCCCTATTCGACCCAACAGGGGTCTGGGTTGCCACATCCTTTAAAATATTAAACGGAGCGTGTACAGGGACAGGAAAGACCGACAATAACAGATTTGCTTTCACAAGAGACTCTATATATGTCGCTAACTACACAGGTGACTCCCTAAACCCTTTCCAATGGGAACAGCTAGATACACAGATCGGATGCGTTTCAAAACGGACAATTCGTAACGTTGAGGGGGTTCTCTACTGGCTTGGCCCCGATGGATATTTTTATCGTATGAAGGGTGTCACGCCGGAGAGAGTCACCGAAGCCGTCCCACAAACCACCTCTCAACTAAACAAGGCTTCCCTATCATTGTCTTGTGCGGTGGACTGTAAGGTGGACCGTGAATATCTGTGCTTTTTAACCAAAGATTCATCGGTTAAAAATGACTTTACGGTTTCGGTGGATTACCTGGCAAATGCCATTTTCTTTTATGACTCGATTGAAGCAAATTGCTGTGAGAACTTCTTTGATTCTAACGGGTCTTTTAGAACCTATTTCGGAGATCGTACAGGGCGGGTTTATCTCTACAACTCGGGATACTCTGATTATTACGAAGGCACAGAACAAGCAATCTCTTGTTACCGATACACAAAACAATTCAACTTAGACTCCCCGAATATTAAAAAGAGATTCCGCAACGTAAAAGCTACCGTAAACAACATAGGGTCTGCTCTCTCCTACATAACCGCTTATGGGGATTTTGGGGCTTCTGGCGGTGAGATTGTAACCGTTAATCACGATGGAGGAGAAAACCAACTTGGTGTTGATTGGACCCTTGGAACAGACCCCCTCGGAAAGTCTGACTACCTTCCCGTTGATGGGGATATAGCCCAAGTATCTAAATACATCCAATTAAAATATTCATGTGATGAGCTTGGAAATGAGGTTGAGTGTCGTGATATCTCTTTTCAGTATCAATCTCTACCAAGGGTTTAAATAATTTAATGAGAATTTCTCTAAGGTCTGTCGCATCGAATCAAGATGAAGTTTTAAGAGATGATTTAAAAAGAATCCAAGATGCTCACAACATTGGTCAGCAGTACCTTGAGCTTGATTCTTACACCGCAGACCCGTCTGGATTTGAAACCACCACAGGAAAAATCTACGCCTGGCACAGATCAGACCTGCAAGAGATTAGATACAGATACAACGGAACCACTTACAAGATCGCAGCCACAGCCGCTTAATAGGAGAAAGAAATGTCACAACTTGCCTACACGAATTTAACTGATGGGACAATCCCTGTTGCAAACGAGTTTAATACACGATTTCTCCTTGCGATTAATCTTTTGAATAATGGAATCGAAACAGACAACATTGGAGATTCCCAAGTAACCCCCTCAAAACTAAACATTAATTCCACATTCACGACAGCCAAGGGCGCGGATGTCGCTAGTGCTGCCGGAACAATAACTTTGGGATCTGATGGAAACTACTTTGACATCACAGGGACAGCAGCAATAACAAGCATCACCGCTAAGACCGCCGGGACGGTTGTAATCCTTCAATTCGACTCCACAGCCTCACTTGTGGATGGGTCAAATTTAAAGATTAACGGGAACTTCCAGGGCGCAGCCGAGGCTCAAATAGCTCTTGTTTCTGACGGGACTAATTGGTTTGAGCTTTGCAGGTCTAACGCAGGGTCGGTTGCTGCCGCATCCCAAGCCCAGATGGAATCAGCCTCGGCTACCGATGTTTATGTGTCCCCAGGAAGAACTCAATATCACCCTGGAATGGCAAAGGCTTGGGCTTTATGGAACGGTGCTACGACAGGAACAAATGCACCAACAGCCGGGTATGGCGTATCAACCATAGAGCGAGTAGGTACTGGAATTTATAACATCACATTCTCGACAGCTTTTTCATCTACTAGCTACGCTGTGTTTGGCTCCACTGATTACAAAAGCAACAATTCAAATAAGATAAATATTACCACAATAACATCTACAACGGTGTGCCAGGTCACAGTTACAAATTCAGCGAACAATGTTGTGGATTTGGATAGGGTTTACATCCTCGCTTACGGCGACCAGTAATTTATAAAGGAGAATACAATGGGTTTATTCGGAAATAAGAAAGTTGATTGGAGCCAGATGATTCCCGACCCCCCGGCTTATACACTAGCCAATGGGTCGGCAGAAAACTACCTGGCAGGTATCGAGCAGTTACTTAGCACCTTCCAAAATCGTGCTAATGGAACAGATATGTTCGATTATCTAAAGTTCTTATTCGAGCCTCAGAAAGCGGAGCTATCTAAACAATACGGAATTGATGTAGACCCCAATGACGTTTACTCCCAAAACTCTGGAGTTCTCCCCCAAACGCTCGCTTCTATGAATAAACGTGGACTCCTAGACACTGGTACGTCAGGAGTCATTGAAGGCCAGACTCGATCTGACTACGCCAATCAAGTCGCTAAGTTATTTGGAGAGTCTAAACAACTTCAAAGAAACGACATTGATAACTCTTTGAACGCTTTGGGGCAACTTTTCCCCGCAAGATTCAACGTGGCAAACATCCCAAACCAAGTCAACTATTCAAACGCCATGAATAACTACAACGCCCTGTTGAACAGGAATCAAGCCACCGTTGCACAGCAGCAATCAAGTATGCCTTGGTATCAGACAGTTCTACAAGCTGGTGGAAACGCTGCTGGGAACTTCTTTGGTGCTGGAAATATCGGAACAGACTTGTTTGGAAATGGTCAAACCTCTGGCTCATACGGAAATACTGGTGGCTTCTTCAACTCTAAGCCAACCACAGCGAGTTCTAGTCAGTCAAAAGGACTTGCGGAATGGTTTGACCAAAATCAGGGGAACAGTTTTACATCATCGTCTAGGGTAAACAGTAAAACTCCCGGCTTTAGCTCTATGTTTGGAGGGTACTAAAATGGCTTTCGCTATAAACGCCCCATCACTCTTTAATCTAAACACCCCCCAACCCAACACTCCTGCCCCGGCTAACTACGCAGACCTGGCTTTAAAACTCGCCTCCATGAGAGTTGACCCCATGTCTCTATTCGTTAAATCCGCTATGGATAGGATGCAAGCTGAGCCTGACGCACAATTCAGAAGGTCTTTATTCGAGAAAGCTACTGGTGAGAACCTACCCGAACAAGGAGGGCTGTCTCGTACTCTATTTGGCACACAAGCCCCATCGCTTGATGCTTTAAAAACATACTCTTCGATACTAGAAGACAGATCACAAAAGAGCCTTCGTGAACAACAGATCGAGGAATTAAAGAATAAAGCCGGAAACCGTGATGAGTTAATGGATTTTAGAAAACAATTGGTTGACGCCATAAACCAAGAGTCTAATCCTGAAGCGGGCGGTTTAGATTCAGAAGACTATTACACAGAGCCAGTTCTTAGAAACGTGATGGGGACGCCTGTCCAGATCAACAAGAAAACTTTAAAACCAAAACCAACTCAACAGGCTTTGGATGATATAAACCAACTGAGAACACTCTCAAACTCTTACATAGAGAACATTAATTTAATGACTCCCAATGTAAAAGCCATGATGGTTCCTGGGGATATCAGAGCTTCAAAAAACTCCATTGGAAACTTTATCCTTAAAGGTCAGTCACTAGCGGGAGATAAACAGGCCCAGGAGTTTCAGGTGTTTAAGGCTGAGACAAATAAACTATTCGACTCATACAGGAAGTGGGTCACAGGCGCTCAAGCCGCACTCAAAGAATTGGGCTGGATTTCCCCCCAACTCCCAGAAACAAACGATGCCCCCGATGTCTTTATTAATAAGAGCAAAGTAGCTTTAGAGAGATATAAACAAGCCGAAGAGCTTATGCTTAAATCCTATTCTCAGGCTGGTTATAGAACTGGTGAGCTTAGAAGTGGCTCTCCATTTAAATCTGAGAAGTTCCAGAACTTTCTTAGCGGGTCTAACCAAAACATCGTAAAAACTGGCACAGAGAAATCAACTGGCAGAAAGATTGGAATAACTGATACAGGCGAAAAGGTTTATCTCTAATGAATCCAATAGACGATAACGACATTGTTTGGGATGACACCCCACAAGTCCACCAAACATCACAAATAGATGATTCTGACATCGAGTGGGATGATGAGCCTTCAGAACCAAAATCAAATTTAAATCCCTGGGGAGTTCTTAAAACACTCTTTGACCCTGTAAAACAATCTCAAGGGTTAGCCCAGGTTTCTGCCGCTAATCAGTTTGCAGAACAATTAAAAAATAAGCTATCTGGAAAGATACGGTCAGAAGGTATGGTTATCCCCTCCCCAGCAAACGCTATTCTCATGGCTCTATCTGGTGGGAGATCGAACATAAATATTCCAAAAGAGTCTGATGTCTCAGATCAGCCTATGGTAAACAAACTCCAAGCTCTATTACAATCCCTCCCTAACGCATCCGTAGCGACCCCTGGAACCTATTTCGGTCAAACACAGAAACCTAGAGACATTTACAACGCTGGTGTTGCTGTTGCCACAGACCCAAGATCATACATAAACCCAGGAACCGTTGGGGCAACGGAAGGCGCTGTGGGAGCCGTTACTGGTGTCAGAAGCGGTCTTTCAAAGTTAGTACCGCAATCAGTTAAGAACGCCACAACCCAGGAAGTGAATTTTCTATCAAAGGTTAGGGATGCAATTCAATCCACGCCAAGAGCCGCTAGATCGCAATTTGCTGATGATCTTCTAAGATTAAACAATGAGGCCATCTCCGCAGGAAAACCATCAAGCGTTAATGTCCGTGGAATGGTTGATGATCTTCTTGGACAAATACAGAATGAAGAAGTTGGTGGGTCTGTTAGGAGAGCTATCAGGACATCCCCAAAACTACAGAAGATGCTTAATAATCCACAAACAGCAGAAAACCTAACTCTGAAAGAATCCCAAGAACTTCTTAATGAAGTTAAGAGTGTTCTTTCTAATGCGAAACTCGGAGGGTCTGGAAACAGACCAACAGACATCCCCCTCTATGAAGATGTGATAAATGAAATCACCGATGCTCAATTATCTACACATCCAGAGTTCGCTAAAACTAAGACGATGTACGGCGATGTGATGAATGACTACCGATTAATTAAAAACAAAATCAAGCCTGGGAGCCTATCCAAAAACATTAAGAGTAAGTTTGGTGATAAAGAAGTCTTTGCGGCTGTTTCAAGGCTTCTTGAAAAAAATCCAGATGTATTAAAGCAGATGAGTGGTTTTAGAACGGTTGATGCTATTAAGAAGGCGTTGGCAGTTCTAGCCGGAAGCACCGGGGCTGGATATTTGTTTAATGCTGGCGGAAAAATAGTCGATAGGTGAGATACCCGGCTACTAGCATTACAAAGAAAGTTGATTCAATCATAACCATGCAGCCCTACTTCCAGTGGAGCTTCTAGCGCTTGATCTTCCTGAGCGACCATTATTCATGCCGAGTGAATTTGCATTGTTGTACGAATAACCATCGTTTGAATTATCACGATAGTAACCAGTTCCACGTTTGTTGTACTGAGACGAATAACCAGCAAACGCCGGAACAGTAACACAGATCAGAGCTAGAACTAATACAAGTTTTTTAACCATAACCTCCCCCTATCCGACAATAGGGTATCACAGGAAGCCAAATAAATCAAGATGAACCTAGAACAAGTCATTAACGGAATACCCAACCAAGGCCCCTCCCCTGAAATGCAGAATCAGGTGCTTTTGAGGGTCATAGCCAATTTAGTAGCCCAATCCTTACATGATCTCCCAGGGGGCTTAAAAGGCGTCCAAACTGACCTAAAGACCCTAGACCTAGGGATTTTAGGTGTTGAAAGCGCCCTAAACACCCGTCTACAGGCGCTAGAAACAACGATTTCAAGGCTACTGACCTCACCCACGGTAAACCTATCAAAAGACGATATTAAAGCCCTGAACGGCCCCGTACAGCAAATTCACATCCCAGAACACCCAAAGTCTTTAGAGGTATCAAATCTCGGAGAGCTTGAGAAGTCCATCCAAGAATCAATCCAAAGTTTAGACTCTATTAACGAATCTGTGAAGGGCATTAAAATCCCCCAACAGAAAGACGAGATAGAAGTCTCTAATCTCTCCGAGATCACAAAGAAACTCGATGATCTGAAGAAGGAAATCTCGAAGTTAAAACTAGAGTCCCCTGAGTCCGTAAAAGTCTCGAATCTTTCAGACCTAAAACCCCCCACATTTGAACTCGGAAGTGAAGTCATATCCCACTTAGAGAACCTAAAGTACCTCTCAAACGACCCATCTTCCCCACTTTCTGTGCGCCTTTCTGATGGTAGGTCTTTCTACAATGCGATCTATGAAGCGGTAAAACAAGGGGTCGCCCTCGTCAATCCTTCGTTTATGGATGCTTCGGGGAACCCCAACAAAGCCCTTCTTGACGCCAACAATGTCGTAAGAACATCTGCCGATGGATACACAAAGCGTATTACCTACACAGGGACAAGCAAAGAAGAATATATCGGTTTCGCTGTCCCCGGTGCGAGTGAGTCCGACGCTGTGTGGCAGATATTCAAAATGACCTATGACGGCTCTGATCGTTTAATTTCAATCAAGTTCGCTGATGGAAATTCTAACTTCGATAATGTTTGGTCGAATAGGGCTTCACTAACTTACAACTAATTTAAAAGGAGAAACAAAATGGCGAAATCAACAAACACTTGTAACAGTATTTTGGCGTTACTGTTCAATGCAACAACCTTTGATGGATTTGCTGAGAATGACTCAACAAGCCCATTCACAGATTTATACCTAAGCCTTCACACTACCGACCCTGGGGTTGGCGGAAACCAGACGACAGGGGAAGCGACCTTCACATCCTACGCTCGTCTTGCTGTGGCTAGGACTACAGGCGGTTGGGAAGTTCCTGCGGCGGGTTCTACATCAAATGCAGCCATCGCCCAATTCATCGAATGTACTGGTGGGTCAAACGCTATTGACTATGTAGCGATTGGTACTGCGGCTTCAGGTGCGGGGACCGTTCTATATGCAGGTCAACTTTCTGCGACTCGTACCATTTCCTCTGGTATTCAAGCACAGTTCAACGCCAACGCCCTAGTGGTGACGGAAACATAAGATGGAAAACTATACCTGTAAAGAATGTGGAGTTGAGTGTTCCGTGGTGGATGGTGCGCCCGTTAGGAACTGTGAACATACAGGCACAATCCTTCTTAACATAAACATCACTTGCATAGGACAAGGTGGGATGAATGGATAGATTTAATTTGGTGGAAGGTGTGATGGTCCAAGACCCAAATGGAGAATACTGTCTCTACTCTGATGTGATGTCCGTGGACTCCGTGGCAGCCAACACACTCTTGGCTCAACTCAATGCCATCGTAGCTCAAATAGAGGCATGGAATGGCTAATAACCTACGAGCTGTAATAGATCAGGCTTACGAACAGGGGAAGTTTACTTATGCCACCTTTCGCAAAGTCTCGGCTATTGCATCCACCGCAGGTTATTGGGTTGACCTTTCTATGACGACAGGGAATCCTACGCCGAACTATTATGTAGGTGGGGAACTTGAAGCTACCATCCCAACGTCTTGGTATAAGAAGGGGCTTTGGCATGGAGGTGACGTATCTCCTGATAAGAAGTTTCTCCACAAAATCACAATGATTGGAACTGGTGCTACTAGCACACCCGCCCCACTTATTCTTTGCGACTATCTTCTTTACTACCCATTGATTGATATGGACTCTACGGATATTCAACCATTTGACAACACGACAACTCTTCCTAGATACACAGATGGTCTTGGAGTCCAAGCATTTCTTGTAGCGACCAATCCTTATATCGGTGGTCAGGCATTTCAAATCAATTATACAAACTCCGATGGTGTCTCTGGCCGAGTATCTAAAATATCTCTCACAAATACTTCGACATTTATTGGAACTATAGTCAACTCTCACACCGCAGGACTAAATCAATACAGTGCTTTCATACAGTTAATGGCAGGAGATAAAGGAATTAGAAGTGTTGAAAGTATAACTTTTATGGGAGCCAATGGCGGTCTTGCTTGCCTCGTATTGGTGAAGCCCATCGCAACGATGATGATTCGAGAAGTTGGAGCTTTTTCTGAGTTCGACTTCATTAAAGACAAGCCAAGTTTTCCAAGAATTTATGACGGAGCGTATCTTAATTTCCTAGTTATGCCCCCAGGGACAATAGCATCAGCTCCTTACATTGGAGAAATTACAACGATATGGACATCTTAAAAAGGAGAAATACATGAGCTTTACAAGTGTAGATAATTTTATCAGTGAAGTCACAGCGGGGAAGTTTTGGAGACAGGACTTCATTAAGTTGTACGCAGGTGGTACTGCGGTTGCAGGAAATTGGTATGACTTGACACAGGGAAACGGAAATCCTGCTCAGTACCTTCATGGGAATATGGTGCTAAATGCTGACTTTGTTACGTCAGAACAGCCTTGGGTGATTGGTTCCTCTAACTGGGCGTATACCCCTGCTACTCATTTAATGACTCGTACTGCTAACGCAGACGTTTCGACTCTCTCTCAGACAATCCGTATGACTAGAGGACAGGCTTATATAGTCGTATTTACACTCGTAAGGTCGGCAGGTTCTATCACAGTGTCTTTGGGTGGAACTAACGGGACTGCACGTTCATCGTCTGCTACTTTTAGGGAAACGATTGTTTGTGGCGCAACGGACAAGACCATTAAGTTTACACCTGACGCAACATTCGCGGGAACTGTGGACTTGGTTTCTGTGCAACCTATTTATGGGGCGTTTATCCCCTACAACGATTTAACCGAAGGAGCTATGTGGCATGGTGGAGATGTGTCTACCGACACTAAGCACTTAGTAAACTTCGGGGCTTGGACTAATGCCGCAACTGGTGTGGCGAGTGTTCTATCACTCGTAGACGTTCTTGGAGTTTATCCGAGATTAAGGACTGACTCTGCTGCTATCCAAGCCTGTCATGGATCGGATGCCTACACAGGAAATATCGTGCATGATTGTCAGGTTGGATGGAATGAACAAACCCCTGCTAACACCGCAAACTCTCTAGTCGTAAAAGCGACTGAGGGTGTGACAGGTGGTGGTGCGGGAGCTAGTTGCGTGAAGCTGACAGTTAGTAACGACACATTCACTACAGGTATTGTGGGAAGCCGTGTCGTGGCTCTAGCTACTACAGCCTACAACTACGTCTATTCGAAATACATCTATGCGTGGGTTAGGTCTACCATCAATCTTGCTGCGGGAGATATTTCATTCTGTACGGATGAAACAGCGAGTCTTGCATCCTCTCAGGATGTGACGCTCCCTGCTTTAACCGCAAACACTTGGACGAGAGTTCGATTGGATGTTTCACAAATAACATCTACCGATAAAGACGCTGTTATATCTATCGGTATGAAGGTTGTTGTGGATAAAAACCAAGCATTCTCAGTTTATTGGGATGATGTCCGATGGGCGAACTCTGACGGTACGCTTTACAACGGAACATTTACTGGTAATGCGAATGGTTGGACTCTGAATACTGGATGGGCGTATAACTCAAACAACATCCTCCACACAGCAGGGAATACACTAACAGCCGAGCAGACATTAATGCCCGTAACTCAGAAGTGTCCGTACAGGATTACTTTCACGGTTGCAGGTAGAACGGCGGGAAGTGTTACAGCTTCGCTCGGTGGTACAAGTGGAACTGCTCGTAGCACAAACGCAGACTTTGAAGAAACCATTGTTTGCGGAACGACTGACTACACACTCGCATTTACCCCAACGACAGACTTCGATGGGACGATTGACGATGTGATATGTACACCGCTTATTCCTAGGGCTGATGAGTCTGGAACTCATGGTCAAGGCGTTAGGATGTATTACGTCCTAGATAACGCTCTATCAAATGGAGCTAACGCAGCGACCACGGTGATTAAGTACACCAATCAGGCGGGGACTAAGGACAGAGCGATTGGGGCGACTATTAACAATATGGCCTCTGACGTAGTAGCTCACATCCCTCATAGTGGTGTAGGCGCAGGAAAATATGGGCCATTCATTCCACTTCAAGCGGGGGATTATGGGATTCGTCAAGTGGACTCCCTCCAATTCTCTGCGGCTCAAGCTACGGCTGATGCGGCGGTGGATGTGATTGTGTGTAAGCCGATAGCGTCAATTCCTCTCACGACAGCGTTTGTTGCTGCCGAGCGTGACTTGATGAATCAGCTTCCGAGCCTTCCTAGAGTGCGAGATGGAGCGTGTCTAATGTTCTTACACCATGCAGGAGCCGTGACAGCAAGTGGTACGGCCTTCATGGGATACTGCGATTTCGCTTGGAGTTAGAATGGGATTATTACAGAACATATCCGTATTGAGTGCAGAGCCTATCCGAAATAGGGGTGGGGCTGCAATTCAATGCGTGAATCGTTCTAGCTACAATCGCCCTGAACAGTTTATGAATCACTTTGTTGGTGAGGGGAGCTTTAACCTGAAGTCGGGCTATCCCGATGGTTACGGTCCCCCTTACCAATTTGGTGGGATGGCGATTAAAGATGGCGGGATGTCCTCATTCTACTCCGTTCGTGGTGAAGGTGATGTCACAACCGCAGGGCTTCTATCTGCTCGTCCATGTCAGGCAACCTTGACTGGATCTGGCACAGTTTCAACAGCAGCCCTTACAATCTTAATCCAACTCCTAGCCAACTTGTCTGGAAGTGGAACAATCTCAGCCGCAGGGATGTCTGGAAGCGTGTCACTTGCCGCAGATTTAATTGGTTCCGGACAGGTAACAAGTGGCCTAAACCTTATCACTCGAATGATTGCGACCCTCGTTGGAAATGGAACATTGGATGGGAGTGTTATGAAGGGGTTTGCAAGCTTATCCGCAACCATTACATCCGAAGGGGATTTGGTAACAGCCGCCTCTTGTGCTAATGCGGTTTGGGAAGCCGTTGCTGCCTCACATAACAATACTGGAACTATGGGTGAGAAGATGAATGCTGCAGGAACGGCGGGTGACCCATGGACTGCAGATTTAGACCCCTACACAACAGAAGGAACCGCAGGAAAACTAATGAAGGATGCAGCGAATGGTGGCGGTATGACTGTTGGTCAATTTATTGCGCTTAAGTAAAGGAGAATGGTAATGAGTGTTCAGATAGGTTGGGCTGGCATAGGAGTTATACTCGCAATTTTAATTCACGGAGCCGCAAGTATTTGGTGGGCGAGTAAGATAACTTCACAGATTTCTAATTTAGGGACTAGCGTTCTTAGAATGGATAAAGAGTTAGAAAAAAGAGACACCCTTATCTCAGCCGCATGGAAAAAAATAGACCATCTTGGAGATAGAGTTACTAGAGTAGAAGCAAAATGTAATGTTACACATGGAGGTATGGAATGACGTTTATTCTTTGGATGGTTCTGGCTTATATCACAGGGGCGATCACTGGGAGCTATGTATGGATGAAAATTCAAAAGAACTTAAAGTAAGCGAGCCTTGGAGTTGGTCAAAGTTCTTCTCCGGATTTTTGGATGGTCGTAACTACGCCAAGAACATCGTGAATATCTTTTGTATGGCGGTCATATTCACTGTTTGCTTTAGTGTGTACACAGTTGTTAAGTCTAAGTTCGTGAAGCCCCACATTCCCACAGTGGGAAACAACTCAGGAGTAGTAATCAACTCCACTGAGGATAAACATGGAAACAGCTTCTCCCTCTTCAACCTGTTCAACTCAAGATAACCCCACAAATTACCCTTGCGGATGTAAGAAAATCGAACAAATCTTGTATGAAAATCATACATGCCCAGCTTGGGGGATTAGTTCAGGTTGGTAAATATAGCTTAAATGCTCTATTTTTAATAGGGGGTTTAAATGACAGCTAAAGACATTCCGTTAGATAAAAGACAACCTTGTGAGGTGTGGAGCCGGGTCATGGGGTACTTTCGCCCGACTTTTGCGTACAATCCAGGGAAGCAGCAAGAACACTTAGATAGGACTCACTTCCAAGAACCTCGCTTCTCCACATATCAAACTTCCGAAGTGGTCCGTCCAGAACATACCATTTATATTCCATAAGTACCTCCTATTTAATCCATCGGAAAAAACTGTGCGTATTTTCCCCCATCCGTCACAACCCCACACCCTAAGATTGGTTTGAACTTAAAGTATTTCCCATAAGCAAAGGCGTAGGACCTCTTATCAATGCCGCACCCTACGTTCATGCCAAATATGTTTTCTTTCTCTGAAGTATCTATGTACTGAACTGCCCCGACAGAGTGTAAGTGTCCCATAACCGTAGAACACCGATTGTCGTAGGCAGCTTGAACGTGAGCTTGTTTACCTGAGTACCCTGTACCGTGGACATACTTGACTCCGTATAGCTTGTACTCGAAGTCTGTTTCCCATTCTTTGGGGAGCCTCCAGATATCTCTAAACGCTAGAAAGGCTCTCTCAGGTAGTCCGGCGGTCTTTGCTTTACGATCTACCAACCTATCGTGGTTACCCAAACACATTCTGAGCTTCGGGAAGGATTTAAACCACCTCTCTAGGTGCTTGTCAGCCTCTTTCATCTCGTCATGGGGGGACTTTCCATTAGGGTCGTGTTCGTGGTAAGAGATTGCGTGATTATCAACCAAATCCCCTATATGAACCACGGTCCCACACTTACACCTCTTTTGAACATCAAGGCAAAAGTCTAGGTAGTTTTTGTGTTCAAACGGGATGTGAGTATCGGCAATTACTAGGACGTTCTCGGTGTACAACGGCTTCTTAATTTTATGCTTTATCAATCATTTCGCTCCTGCCAAGAACCCCCCGGTCCTCATTAACGATCTCAGGCTCCCCATCAAAGTAGAACCCAGCCCCCCGAAGTAACTGACCAACCAAGCTCATCACATCGGGTAAACAAACAACATCCTTTTCCTCCACACTGTAAGTTCCATGCTCGTACTCCAAGGTTAATTTCATGCCCTACCTCCTATAATTAAAAGCCACACGATCTGAAGTAAAAGAACCGGAATTAACTTAGTCGTTAATCCCCCGACATATTCATCAGGCAGAATCTTCTCGACTTGTCTACCAAGCCATGAGCCTTCGTCTTTTGTAGATTCTCTATGGTCGGGAAACCCATCCCCAAGGAAAAGTGGGAAAATCCCACAAAGAGAAAGTGGGTTGTGTGTAAATAGTAATACAGCTATGGGGACCCCGAAGCGTCTTATGGATTTTTTTACCGTACCACCTAGCCCCCACAGCATCGAAGTAAGGATTGGTAGCCAGATAGTTCCAAAAATGCACGTACTCAAGAATCCAATAATAAGTTCTTGCTTGCTTATCCTATTCATCATGCTTGCTCTCCCAAGTATAGAAATAGTTTCTTCTGCCTTTTTTCATATGAGTAATCGCATTTGCAGAACAACCATACTTTTTTGCTATAGTTCTATATGGTTTGTTATAATCATCGGAAGATACATAAACTTTTCTTCTTCTATTTAATTGCAGATATTCAATAAGACCTAGAGCATCTGGCTGTCTAATAGTTAAATATGGAACCATTTTTTTAAGTAAATCAATAATATCGTGAACCCTTTTCATCCTCCATCTGATTGTATCTAAATGCTTAGGATTTTTACTCTTTATAATATACAAACTTCCACCAAATTCTTTTTTAATCCTATTAAATAAATATTTAACTGGTCTATCTGGATTTAATGCTTGAGCAATATCCAAAAAGGCATTATTTCTTTTTCTAGGAACATGCCCCTCTCCATCAAAGAATCCACAAAACCAAATAAGAAATTCCTTAGAACTCATATAGTCTATTCTATGAGTTCCTTCTGGGATTAGGTCATCTATATCCTTCAACTTATTCCAGTTCATCTACCCCTCCACTTCTTTCAGACGGTTCATAATCACCTCGATCACATTCACCGTTACCGCATTCCCAAGACATTTATACCTTTGGGTTTCGCTAACACCTTCAGTCCATCCATCAGGATAGCCCTGTAGTCTTTCACATTCTGTTGGAGTTAGGCGGCGGATACGTCCGTTGATCGGATAACTGTCCCAATTATGCTTTTTAGTCAAGCTCGCTCTGCCCCCCCCTCTGACCGTTTTACTTATCACTAATGAAAATTCCGTGTTTATCTTGAGATGTTAGGGTAAAACTATCTTCACCTGGATTTTTCATTCTTCTTCCGTTTTGCCTTTTCACCATTCGATCTGGTGTTAAAACAGGTCTGACAAGATAAAGCCCCGTTTTTGCACCTACCCCCCCCCGCTTGGGAAGCAATAGTCGAACTCAATCCGTTTGGG